CCATGGCTATGGCGATGGCGATGGCGATGGCTATGGCGATGGCTGTGGCTATGGCTCTGGCTCTGGCCATGGCTATGGCGTAAAATCCATAAATGGAAATCCTATTTATGTAGTAGATAATATACCTACTATTATCACAAATGTAAAAGGTAATATCGCAAAAGGTTTTATCCTTCATTCTGACTTATCTCTTACTCCCTGTTTTATAGTAAAAGAGAATAATCAATTTTCTCATGGTAATACTCTACATGAGGCATTTGAATCTTTGCAAGAAAAGCTTTATGATGATAGTACAGAAGAGGAAAGGATCCTTAAGTTTAAAGAACATTTCTCTGACTTTTCTAAAAAGTATTCTGCTAAAGACTTGTTTATATGGCATCATGTACTCACTGGGAGTTGCAAGGCTGGAAGAGAAGCTTTTTGCATGGATAAAGGTATAGATGTAGACAATGATAGGTTTACCGTCTATGAGTTTATAGAACTGACTAAAAATTCGTATGGCGGTGATATTATCCGCAGACTATCTTAACTTAATCCCGGTTTGCTTTGATCGGCACTCCGGGAGCAATTTAAACCACTTTAAATAATATAAGATATGGGACTTATTAAGAAACCTAACGAGCTGACCGTTAAGACTACATTGTCAGCACTGATTTATGGCCAACCAGGTATGGGTAAAACAACACTTGCATTAAGTGCTCCTAATCCTGTATTGTTTGATTACGACGGTGGTATTCACCGTGTAAATGCAGCTCATCGTGTCCCTACTGTCCAAATAACCAGTTGGGAAGAAACGAATGAAGTATTATCCTCCGAGGAAATAAAAGAATTCGATACTATTGTTATTGATACAGCGGGCAAAATGCTTTCTTTCATGGATAAATTCATTATGCAAACCAATCCTAAAATGAAGAAAGCGGATGGAACATTGTCTCTTCAAGGGTATGGAGTTCGGAAAAATATGTTCATTAATTTTGTGAATCAGGTTTCTCTTATGGGAAAATCTGTGATATTCGTAGCTCATGAGCGTGAAGAAAAGAATGGGGATGATAAACAGATTCGTCCAGAAATTGGTGGTTCATCTGCAGGAGATTTAATAAAAGAACTTGATCTGGTCGGGTATATGGAAGCTATAGGAAAAGATCGAACTATATCTTTTGATCCATGTGAAAAGTTTTATGGTAAAAATACTTGTAATCTTCCATCACGTATAAAAATACCTGTCATTATTGATTCTTCCGGGCAAATAACAGGAAAGAATGATTTTATGACAAATGTTATTCTTACATATAAGGAGTATCAAGCAAAACAAACTGAATTATCATCTGTATATGATACAGTGGTTGATGCAATCCGTGATACTGTGGAGCAGGTTACAGACCAGGTTTCCGCCAATGAAGCAAGAACGGCTATCTTAAATATGACACATGTCTTTGATAGTAAATTACGTGGTAGTATCCTACTTAATGAAAAATGTAAGAAACTAGGTTTGAAATTTAACAAAGCATCGAATCTATATGAACCTGCGGCCTAAGTATAAACTATATCCGACGCTACTTGATAAATTCACTCAATATCTAAGAGTAGACGAACAAGTTGAAAGTTTTTGGAATATTGATGCTGAAACAGGAGAATATAAGAAGAGCCCGGAACAGATAGAGGAAGAACTAAAACAAAGCCTATTAGATGCCATAAATCGTGTTCCCTTTGAAAGTGAAGCATCAGATAAGGGTACGGCTTTTAATGCCATCATAGATTGTTATATTCATAAGAAAAACCATATTCCTAATGAGCGTGAACCATATACTATAATTGGAGATAAAGAAACCAATATTATTCAGGTTGATTTTCCTGCCACAGATATATCTCCAGAAAGACATTTCCTCTTTGATAGGATCTGGTGTATTGAACAGTCGGAATATTTTGCTAACGCCTTGTCTCAAGTATTGGTTTCTGCAATACTTCCCACCTGTTATGGAGAAGTGGAATTATATGGATATATAGATGAGTTAATAAGGGATGTTGTTTATGATATTAAATCTACCTCTAATTATCAATTTGGAAAGTATGAACATGGATGGCAAAGACATGTATATCCATATTGTTTAATTGCATCCGGTCAAATGGATAATATTAAGGCTTTTGAATATACTGCTTTCCATTTAAAAGGCGGAACTAGTCGGAATCCCCTGATAACCGGTGTTCGTTATCCTGAATATTATACATATAATCATGAGCAGACAGTTAAGTTGCTTACCGCTCATGTTGAACGGTTTATAGAATTCATAGAGGAAAATCGGGACTATATTATAGATAAAAAAATATTTGGTTTGGAATGATTTTCGATTTGAAGAATGAATATCAAATACCCAAGTTCAAAGAGTATGTAAACAAGCTGTTTAGTGAACGTGCGGTGGTGGAAGTGAAAAAGAAACTTCCTAACCGCACGCTTGCCCAAAACAGCTACTTACATCTTCTTTTAGGATATTTCGGTAGTGAGTACGGTTGTAGCCTTGACGAAGCCAAAATTGACTTCTATAAGAGAACTTGCAACCGTGATTTGTTTGAACGCAAAACGATCAACAAGAAAGGTGAAGAAGTAACTTATTTACGCAGTTCGGCAGAACTGACAACAGGGGAAATGACTTTATCTATTGAGCGTTTTCGTAATTGGAGCACGGCACAGGCAGATATTTATCTACCGGCTGCTAATGAACATCAAATGTTGGTATATGCCCAGCAAGAAATTGAACGTAACAAAGAATTTATTTAATCATTTTATTTTATGGACAAATTTTTAGGTCAAGAAATCCCCGAAAAGGATAGATGGCAGTTCTTACAGGACAATGCCGATGCAGTGGAAGAGATTGGCTATACTCACCGTTTTACACCGGATGAATTAGCGCAAAAGAAAGAATCTCTTGCTGAAACCTCAATTCAAATTAATGATATTGAGATTGAGAAAAAAGAAGCTATGGAAGCATTTAAGGCTGAATTAAAGCCTTTAAATGAAAGAAAACAGGAACTTCTTGAAAACATAAAGAAGGGCTCTGAATATGTTGAAAATGAAGAGTGTGTGAAAATTCTCTATCATGAAGAAAAGATGGCCGGGTATTACAACAAACTTGGTGAGCTGGTTTATTCCCGTCCTATCATGCCGCAGGAAATGCAAAGAACAATTTTTAATATTAACCGTAAAACAGGAACAGAATCATGAGCGAAAACAAATTAAACGTGGTTGTACCGAAAGATTATAATGGCACGCCTATTGAAGTAGTATTGAGAGAGGGTGAAGCACCCGTAGTACTCGACCCAAAAGAACCGGAAAGAGTAGTTATCAGTGGGACTATCGACACTCCTTTCAGATGGTTGGAAAAGCGCATTGAATTAATCAACCAGAAAGCGTCGAACATCATTGTAAACCGTGATGTGATGGGGATAGCATTGACGGTTGACGAAACGAACTATTACCAATCAGACATCAGAGGTGAACTGAAAACCTCCAAAGAAATGATGGAGTTCGGCATCAATACCGAAAAGAAATGGGAACCTATTAAGTTGTCCAAGTTCTTAAAGATGCACCGTGCTTTCTTTACCGATAAATCGCAAAATATGATGCTTGTTTCTACTTTGAAAAACTTCAAGGCAAAAGTAAACCAAGACATCGAACGCAGTAAGGAGGAAAATGGCAGTAAGGTGGATAACTACTCACAGGTGGTTGATTCCAATCTTCCAAAATCTTTCAAACTAAACATCCCTCTTTTCAAAGGTTTTGCCTGTGAAGAGATAGAAGTCGAAATTTACGCTGATGTGGACGGTCGGGATGTTTCTTTATCTCTTGTGTCTGCCGGTGCGAATGAGGCCATCGAGGAATACAAGAATAAAGTCATTGATGAACAGTTGGAGCAGATCAGACAGATTGCACCGGATATTGTAATTATAGAAGTATAAGATGGTTGGTGGTATGGCGGAATTGGTAGACGCTGACAACTCTTAGTAGACTTGGTTACGATGTTATGAAAACTGGGCATCATTGTAAAACGAACCAATCCAGTGTTACACGGAAGATGTAGAAGATTGCCAAGCATTGCAGGTTCGAATCCTGCTGCCACCACAAACTAAAATTATAAACAATGCCGTATTACATTAAACGAACCAAAGCTAAGAAAAAAGACAAGCCTTTACCTCTGTTTGATAAAGCAGGGGTAACAGTAAAGAAGAAGCCGGATTTGAAAGCTAAACTTGATAAGGAGTTCTCTCTCTTTATCCGGCTTCGTGATTGTATGCCGAACGGATATTTTCGCTGTATCAGTTGCGGACAGATAAAACCGTTTGAGCAAGCCGATTGCGGGCACTACTTCAGTCGTACACATTTGGCGACACGGTTTGATGAGAATAACTGCCATGCCGAATGCCGTCACTGCAATAGGTTCAAAGCTGATCATCTGGAAGGATATCGGGTGAATCTGATAGCCAAAATCGGGCAACAGAAATTTGACTTGCTGAAAGTGAAAGCTGCTGGTACTTCTAAGATGTCAGATTTTGAGTACGAGCAACTAATTAAGTATTACAAAGCACTCAGTAAAAAACTACGAAAGGAGAAAGGAATATGAGTTTCGTACTTCGAGATTATCAACAACAAGCATCCGATAAAGCCGTAGCGTTCTTTAATGACAAACTAAAGAAAACCAACGCCATTATGGTTTTGCCGACTGGATCAGGCAAATCGCTTATCATTGCTGATATTGCCAACCGGTTAGACGGACATACCTTGGTGTTTCAGCCCTCGAAAGAAATTTTAGAGCAAAACTTCAAAAAGCTATGTTCATACGGTGTGCTTGATTGCTCCATCTATTCAGCCTCTTTCAACTCAAAGGAGATAAGCCGGATAACCTTTGCCACCATCGGCAGCGTAAAAGGACATCCCGAACTATTTGCACACTTCAAGAACGTGATAATAGATGAGTGTCACTTAGTGAATCCAAAGGAAGGAATGTACAAAGACTTTCTTTCTATATTGAAATGCAAGGTTCTTGGATTAACAGCTACGCCTTATCGGTTATCATCTAGTCGTAATTTCGGTTCTATGCTGAAATTCATCACCCGGACAAAGCCTCATGTTTTTTCAGAGGTCATTTACCATGTACAGGTATCAACCCTATTAGATATGGGCTACTTGGCGAAGCTAAACTATTATCCTATGAATCCTTCAGGATGGAATGAACTTAACCTGAAAGTAAATACCACCGGTGCCGACTATACGGATAAGTCAGTTCAAAGAGAATATGAACGGATAGACTTCTACGGTTATCTCGTCCATATTGTCCAAAGACTGATGAATCCCAAAGCAGGTGGTAAGAGAAAAGGCATTTTAGTATTTACTCGGTTCTTGAAAGAAGCAGAACGGTTAACGATGTCAATACCTGGTTGCGCTATTGTATCCGGTGACACTCCAAAAGCCACTCGTGAAATGATCCTCCAACATTTCAAAACAGGGGAAATACCAGTAGTGGCGAATGTCGGAGTATTGACTACGGGTTTTGATTATCCGGAACTTGACACTGTTGTTATGGCACGTCCTACGATGTCACTTGCTATGTGGTATCAGATAGTCGGTCGGGCTATCCGCCCCCATCCTTCCAAAGAATGTGGCTGGATTGTGGATTTATGTGGTAACATCAAACGTTTTGGCGAAGTCTCTGATTTACGGTTGTTTGATAGCGGTAATGGTAAATGGGTAGTTTGCTCTAAAGGAAGACAATTAACAAACGTGAGATTCTAACTATGGACGAAGGATTTTTGAGGCTAAGCCGCAGGTTTTTCTCGAATGAAATGTGGAAGGTAGCCCGTGAGTTTTCGGAGTGCGAAGCGTGGCTTGACTTGATTCAGTCAGCACGATTTGAGGCAACCGACAAGGCGTACAGCGAACTCATCGGAGGTCGGGAAATCTCTTATTCAAGAGGTCAATATCCAGCATCTATATCGTTTTTGATGAAGCGTTGGCAATGGTCTGAAAAGAAAGTACGCTATTTCCTTGCCAAACTGAAAAAGAGAGGCATGATAACGACTTGTAACAAACAAGGCATGACTGTGATAACTTTATGCAACTATGATGAGTATAATCCTGTCAAAGGCCAGGATGAGGACATAGGTAGGGGCATAGATAACAACAAAGAAATCAGTGAGTTAAACAATGCTTTGGGCGAGCTAAGGGCAGAGCTAAGGGCAACTGCTGAAAAAATGGCTAAAAAAATGGAAGAATTGGGGCAGGCTAGGGGCAATAAGAAGAAGAAAGATAAAGAAATAGATAATAATAATCCCCCCATACCCCCCGAGGGGGAGGGGATAAATATAAAATCTCGTTCTGTTTTTGAATCTTATGTGAAATCGACTTTTGACACAGATTACTATTGGACCGAGAAAGACGCTGGATCAATGAGTAAACTTCTTAAGAAGATTAGTTTTTCCCGGAATCAGAAAGGTATGCCTGTTGATGATGATTCTCTATTGTACGCTCTTCAAAGTTTGTTATCATCAATACACGATGATTGGATATTGAAGAATTTTAGCGTAGCTATAATTAACTCAAAATATAACGAAATTGTAAATCAAGCAAGAAATGGAAACAAGGATAAGGCCGGTAACTCCGATTCCGATAGGAAAGCTGTTATCCGCACAACTGCCACCTACAACATTGATAAATGACAAGAAGAGACGAGCAGAAGTGTTTGCTGAATGCTGCCGCTTTGTTTGTCCGGGATTTAAAGTTGAAGGGGCTTTTAGAAAGATAATGAATGATATATTTCTCTATGCAGAAGGTGATTCGGGGGCTGGGAAAGGCCTTTTGCTAACAGGAGATTACGGGACCGGTAAATCAACTATAATGCAAATTCTAAATAAATACTTATGGTTTATTGGAGGACGTGATGCCGGGGATTATCCCATTGGAGGATTCAGAATTGATTCCGCCTCTTATGTTGCTACTGGGTTCTCGATGAAAGGACGGGATTATTTGGAGCTGTATACTTACAATGGTGGAATTCCTAGGACGATCTGTTTTGATGAATTAGGAAGGGAGCCCGTTCCTTCTAAGCATTTTGGCACGGAGTTGAATGTTATGCAGTATATTCTTCAATGTCGATATGAATTGAGATACGAGTGTAAAACTCATATAACGACCAATCTTTCTATAGAAGAGATTCAGGATCGATATGGTGCGTATATCGCTGATCGCATTAATGAAATGTTTAATGTAATCGAATTGAAAGGATCTTCCCGCAGATGAGAATACTCCTAAACATCCTCCTTCTCCTAGGAGTGAACATCTTATTTTACCTGGTGGTGTATGCGATAGCAGACTACCTGATGGATAATATTAATTAAACCTTGCAAGTTCTTGAAGGATTATCAAGGATTTGCGAAAGACAATTAGATAACGAATAACTATAAAGAAACATCTATGCTTAAAACAGACAACTTCTTTGTTCAATTTGAAATAGACAACGTTTTATTCACAGAGACCTTCAGATTAGCTTACCGGACAGAGGAATATAAAAAATATTGGCTTGATGGCATTCTCGACAAATCGCATTGTCATTATCAACAAGCTCAAATGGAAGCTGCAAAGGCTTTGGGTGAACGTAAGAGATGTATTAAGATAGTTACTCTGTTTAAAACAGTAGAAGGTTAACGTAAAACAATTTAGAAAGGAATTAATATGGAAGGAGATTTATATGCAGTATGCGAACTAACGCCTGAACAACAAAGAGCTTTTAATAGACTAAAAAAGGCGTATAAAGACTGTGAAAAGGCAGGAATTTACTTTGCTAACAATTACGGTGATTTGATGGCTTTTAATAAAAAACTTGTGGCAGGATATGGAGATATGATGATGCATGCCGATGGAGAATATGAGGTAGTACTTGATTCTGGTTGTCCTGCTGAATCTATGCGAATTGCTAATGAATGGGCTGATGATACTCATGTATTAGGTTTAACTAAAAAAGGCATGAAATTATATTTGCAGGAAGAAGATTAATTCAATAAAAGATAGATATGAGCATAAAGATAAGTAAAGAGGCGTATGAGAAACTAATCAAGGAAGATTTAGACTTTCTCAATGAACATTGTCCGGAGAGCTTGGAATTAGATCATATTAAAGCAATTATTCGCAGTTCCATCGACTGGAATTATCCGAAAAAGGCTAAGAACATGTGCGTTAAAGATAAAACAAAGGTTTGCAATTTATGTCATGAATGCGATGTAGATGTGCTGAATCCGAGCTATTAATTGATGTGTAAAAAAAGAATCGAAAGGAGAAATAATTATGCCAACAACATTAAGAGAAACCTATCCAACAGCCAAGAAAGAGCATATATGTGAATTTTGTGCTTGCAAGATACAGCCGGGACAAAAGTATGTCCGTCAGACAAATATTTATGATGGGACTGTGTATGATTTCGTCACACATCAAGAATGTAAAGAAGTAGCTCATGAATTGAGAATGTACGATGGTTGTGATGATAGTGGGCTAGATGGAGAATCTTTTCGTGAAGAATTGGATTCATACGTATATGCCAATCATTATGACGAATACACCGATGATGTTTATACTGGTTGGCAGTTGAATCGCTATGAGATAGCGAAAAAGGTATTGAACGAACTTAAACAAGATAGATAATGAAGAAAATAACAAATGTGACTACTGTTTTCAGGTGTCTTAAGCCATATCGAAATTGGTATAATATTATGAGCCAAGATGGTTTCTATGATATTAACGTCATCATTGTCGGCAAATTAGAGCTATTAAAGCTAATTATTGCTTTGATAAAACTATTGATTTTCAACAAAAGGACTGTCATTAAAAGATACAGAAAGGACGAATAACAAAATGGATATAGTACCTATTATAACAAAAGATAATCTTTCTAAGGAACAGATAGAATATCTGCAAAAGCAGCAAACAGAATATAAATTGGTAAATAAGATTAAGAGGGAACCAGGGCATATCTTATTCTCTTTTAATCGAAAAACAGGGGAAATCAAGAGGGCTTCTATTATACACAAGGTTGCTATTGGTTTGAATGGGCTTCCTGTAACCAAAACTGAAACGGTTATAGAACCTGATTGTTATTATGACCAAGCCTTGAATGAAAAGAATTTTAGAAAGAAATTGAAGAGAATTGGATTGTTAAGTATTTAACCGACTTAAAAACGAATAATTATGGGATTTACAACAGCAGCGTTTATTAGACGCAACACACCGGAGCTTCGAAAGAAGTTGGAGGAGTTGGGATATAGATTGTCTGGGGCGGAACTTAACGAAGATTTATGTATTTTCACTGAACCCGAATACGGTCTATATAGTGTTGAGTTTTTCAGTAACATTCCACATCCTGACGAAACCGATAGTGTTGATTGCGGAACTAACGAAGAACTTTTCTTGGCAATAGCTGCATTAAGGGATGATACAGATGATAACCAGTGGTTTACCGATGGAAATGATTGGTTCTTATGCCGATATCTGAAAGTTGGCATGCACTACCAAGACATGCCAGAAATCTTGTTTGAAAAATGGTATAAGGCTACCGTAGAAGAGCTAATCGAACACTTTAAAGAAAAGGAGGAATAAAATGAATCGTACAATAAAATTCAGAGGGAAAAGCATATACGGTGATGGATGGCTGCTTGGCTCCCTTATTAAGATTGAAGAGGATAGATACGCTGTTATTCCGAATCTAAATGATATCGAAATAGGGAAAAGCATCGGCATGTATGAGGTTTATCCCGAAACCGTAGGTCAATTCACCGGGCTACTTGACAAGGACGGAAAGGAAATTTACGAAGGGGATATTCTTCACACTATTACATTTGGTTTTAATCCAGAAGAATATACAGCTATTATCCTATATCGTAATTGTAGTTTTCAACTTTCTAATGGTCGAAATTTATTCTATTTCGGGCAATCTGATCTTACAAAAATGGATGATACTATCGTGATTGGAAATATCTACGATAACCCAGATTTAATCAAGGAGGAATAGCCATGCCAATAAGCGAAGTTATGAACCAAGCAGACAGCAACCTACTGGCGGAATGTATGAAGGAAGCCATGAAAGTGGAATTCCTGGACACCAGTGAAGAGATAAAGTTATGGGCTTATTCCTTGTATAATGCGAAAATATGGGGAAAGAACACAAAGTAAAAGAGCGTCACCCGAACCACCAGATAGACGCCCTTCCCTAATTCATAGTACAAATATACTATTTACTTTTAAATAATCGTACTATGTTTTCAGAAATATCAGAGTTAAAATCTATCAGAGAGCAGAAATCCAGATTGTCGGAAAGAGAGTCTGAATTATCTGCTCCTATTATGTCAGATCTGGATTATATTCCATCCATATATAAATGGTTTTGCGAAATACAGGATTTTAGGGATTGTCCGGGAAATAAGGATAGCGTTCATATCAGAAAGAAGTTTATATTTATTATTCTTTTCCTTTATGCTCCCAGTGTATTGGCCGGTGGAAGAATGCCAAAAGGACTTCGGGATAAGATTGCCGAATCGGTAAATATCAGCGATAAAACATTTATTTCCCACAATATCGAAACTGTGGTTGTTCTCTACAATAATTATAAGGACTTTCGGAAGGATATAGAGTATATTTACACTGGAATTGTATCTCGGTTGAAAGACAATGGTATAATAGATAAGGTATGATAAAAAGAGAAAACATAGTAATATCTAAAGTGTATCCCAATGATGGGCAAATAGCGGGATTACCGAAGAATCCTAGACTTATCAAAGGAGAAAGATTTCGTAAGCTTTGTAAATCAATAAAAGAGCTTCCCGAAATGACAGAAGCAAGGGATATTCTTGTTTACCCATATAACGGTGGATACATTGTAATTGGGGGAAATATGCGTTTGCATGCTTACAGGCATTTAGGATGGAAAGAAGTGCCATGCTGTATTTTACCGGAAGATATGCCAGTAGAAAAGCTTCGTCAAATGCTTATTCAGGATAATAATCCCTTCGGAGAGACAGACTGGGATATGATTGCCAATGAATGGGACGGCAAAGAGCTTGATGATTGGGGATTTGAGGTGTGGCAGGAGCCGGAACAAAAGTCTTCAGAGCGTAGTTCAGAGGAACAACAGGAAGAAGAAAGCGAAGAGGATATAGAAAAGGCTGATTTCTACGATATGATGCTTGGTGACAGGATATATGACAGCAATAATGATTTTGACATTCCTAATTTAAGGGCGGACGAACAGCCAGTAAGCGGTCTTGTAATTCCTTTATCAGCATGGGGCGCTGATACCAGGCAGAAGAAAGGAATATCCACCTATCATTTCTATGTGGAGGATTACCGATTTGAAGCAATATGGAAAGACCCGACAACTGTTCTTAATAGCGGATGTGAGGCTGTCATAGAGCCGAACTTGTCTTTGTTCGACACAACCCCTGTTGCCTACGGATTACATCAAATATACAAAAAGAGGTGGATTTCCAGATATTGGCAAGAATGTGGTGTGAAGGTGTGGGCTGATTTGAATGTGGCAAAGAAGTTTCAAAAGTGGAATCGTTTAGGTGTTCCTGACGGGTATAACGCTTTTGCGACCCGTGGATATTCTGACAGGCAGGAGTATTTAAAAGAAGAAATTCAGATTGCTCGTGAAATATCGGGAAAGGATATTCCTAATATGATAGTTTACGGTGGTGGAGATAAAATAAAAGATATATGCGTGCAAAACAGCATTATATATGTCGAACAGTTTATGGCTAACAGAGTTAAGAAAGGAGATTGAAATGGCTAAAACAAGTGGAGGGATTAGAGGACGTGATAGAATCAGAAGCGGAGTAGATGCAAAGAAAGCAATGCACCGCTTAATTAGGACTTATGGGAATGCTAATCGGGATAGAATATATAAAGCAACTAGGACAGTTATGGATAATCTATCGAGAAATACCGGTTATCCAGTTGAAGTATTGATGCTTAATCCAACATTATCGGGGAGTACCTTAAGACGAAGGAGGAAAAGATAATGGCAAAGACATCAGGAGGAATTAGGGGGGGCAGTGCAAAATCTTCCCGTAGAACTGGGCCGGGATTTACCGAACCTATTCAGGGACCTACAAAAGCGAGTTCCAATGCAACAGAGATTCAATATGTATTTGTTGACAAGATAACGGGAAATGAGTCTAACGGTTATATTAGTTCTGATGTTGCGAAAAAGGCGATAAAACAAGCCGAAAGAAGCGATAAAGATGCTGGTATATATGAACCTGATAATTATTATATTCAACGAATAGAAGTAATGAAAGGGACTAATCGCTCTAGTAAGTACAGAGGGTGGTAATTTATAATAATAAAGCAAGTAGAAAACGGTTTGTAAACGGTTTGAAATGGCAAATAAGAATATAGCTAAAGATGGAAAGAAAACAAGATTTACGAGCGAAAACCAGCCTCTAAACAGAGGCCGGAAGCCTAAGCTATATACTATTGCAAAAAAAGCCTATAATATATCCTATGACGAATGGAAGGAGGTTGTAGTGTATGTTATGCAATGTACCAAAAAAGAGGTTGAGGATATTATAGATAAAGATGATACCCCCATGTGGGTCATTAATATTTGCAGAGCATTATATAAAGATTCCGGCAAGGGTTCTATCGCTACGTTAAAGGAACTGACCGAAAAGCTATGGGGAAAGCCTATGCAAGAGACAAAGCCCGAAGATGCCAATATACCTACCAATATAGACCACGGTATTAGTATTGATTCCTGGATTAAAGACAAGCTGAAATGATAGTACCTCAAGAAATTTACCATCCATTATACACTGATACGGATAAATTCATTATTCTTATCACCGGTGGTCGTGGCTCCGGCAAATCCTTTAATGCTTCCACCTTCATTGAACGGTTGACCTTTGAAATGACTCCGGTAGAAAAGATAGTGCATCAGGTTCTCTACACCCGCTACACGATGGTTTCCGCTGGTATGTCTATCATTCCGGAAATGATGGAGAAGATAGAGCTAGACGGAACAACTAAGTATTTCAAGACTACCAAGACGGATATAGTCAATAAAATGACTAATAGTCGTATAATGTTCCGAGGCATCAAGACTTCTTCCGGTAATCAGACGGCAAAATTAAAATCTATTCAGGGTATCACTACTTTTGTATGCGATGAAGCGGAAGAGTGGACGAATGAGGAAGAATTTGATAAGATAATGCTCTCCATCCGTAAGAAAGGGATTCAGAACCGGATTATCATCATAATGAACCCCTGCGACTCTAATCACTTCATTTATAAAAAGTACATCGAGAATACTCACAAGCTCGTAGAGATTGACGGAGTGCAGGTGCAAGTCTCTACTCATCCGAATGTTCTTCATATCCACACCACCTGTTTTGATAATTTGGAGAATCTTTCACCGGAGTTTCTGAAAGAGGTTGAGGATATGAAAGTAAATGATCCGGATAAATATGCTCATGTGGTTATCGGACGATGGGCTGACGTGGCAGAAGGTGCTGTATTCAAAAAATGGGGCATTGTTGATGAGTTCCCGATTTGGTGCAAAAAGGTTGCTTTTGGGCAAGATTTCGGGTATACTCATGACCCGTCCGCCTCTATTCGTTGCGGAATTATTGATAATGCTCTGTATTTGGATGAAGTGGATTACCGGACCGGGCTTCTTTCCTCTGACATCATTAAAACGCTTCGTCCATGGGGATTGAAGGTTATAGCCGATAGTGCTGACCCACGGTTGATTCAAGAAATACACAATGGAGGGATAAAAATATATCCTGTCGAAAAGGGAGCGGGTTCTATTAACGCAGGTATAGACAAAATGAAGACCATGGAGATTTTTGTAACTAAACGTTCATACAATCTTCAGAAAGAACTACGGAAATATGTGTGGGCTAAAGATAAAGATGGGAACTATATAAATGAACCGGAAGATCATGATAACCACGCTATCGATGCAGCCCGTTATTATGTATTGGGTGAGCTTCTTGGTAAAATTCAGAAACCTAAAGATTATTCGGGGATTTTTGGACGTTAAAAATATATCAATATGACATTAGAAGAGATTTTAGCATTAGAAGATGTAGATCAGAAGATCGAATATTTGAAGAAAGGGCGTAAAACGGAGGAACCCAATACCGGTGAAAACTGGAAGGATTGGAATGCTGATTTGCATGAAATCATTGTGGATAAAGAAAAATACCCGGATATCGAAGTTGTTGAAGAGAAGGAAAGGGAAGAATGGAATGATAGTACCGGTAAAAGCACTACTATCCCAGCTAAAAAACGTACAGAGCCGTGCAACCGTATATCTATCCCGCTGGAGCAAGATATAACCAATATTCAAACAGCATTTACGGTAGGAGTTGAGCCTAAGATGGATTGCGCTCCGTCTAATGAGGACGAAAAAGGGTTATTTTATGCTATCCAGCAAGTATTGAAGAAGAATAAAATAAAGTACCAGAATAAACGTATAGTCCGTTCATGGCTTTCTGAACAGGAATGTGCCGAATACTGGTATGCAGTCAAAGATGATTCGTTCTGGGCTAAATTCTGGAATAAAATACAGAAGGCCTTCGGAGGAAGTGTGAGGCCGCAAAATAAGCTCCGCAGCGTAATATGGTCGCCATTCAGGGGAGATAAACTTTACCCTTTCTTTGATGATGCCGGAGATTTGGTTGCCTTCTCACGTGAATATAAAAAGAAAGACTTGGACGATGTAGAAATAGTATGCTTTCAAACTGTTACCGCTACACATGTTTACCAGTGGGAAAATACGAATAGGTGGGAAGCGGTAGAGGAGAAGTCTTTCAGGCATGGGTTTAAAAAACTTCCTGTCTTATATGGTTATCGCCCGGAGACTTATTGCCATAAGATAAAGACTATACGTGTACGCATAGAGAAGATATTATCAAGCTATGCCGATTGTATAGATTACCATTTCTTCCCGTATTTAATGCTCTTTGGGGACGTGTCAGGCTTTACAGGGAAGAAACGCAACAGAATCATACAATTGACCGGAGATAAGGCAAACGCTCAATATCTGACCTGGAATCAGGTTCCTGATACGGTTAAATTGGAACTCGAAGGGCTTACTAACAGGGCATACGACCTGACGAATACCCCACGCATATCACCGCAAGAATTGAAAGGTCTTGGAAATGCCATTTCAGGGAAAGCGTTCAGGTATATTTTTATGGGTGCGCACATGGCGGTATCTAATCATGCGGAAGTAATTGGAGAGTTCTTTCAACGGAGGGTAAACTTCTTGGTATCAGCTTTGGCGGATATTAACCCATCCGAATTTGACAAGGCGTCCCAGACTATTGATATTGATGTGGATTTGGTTCCATATATGATTGATGATATTGATGAACGGGTAACAACGGCAGTTAGTGCAATAGATGGTAAAGTATGGTCCCGGAGAGAGGGTATTTTGTTTGCCGGTAATGCCGAAAGGGTGGATGAAGTCCTGAAAGAGATTGAGGAGGAAGAACAGAAAGAATCTTCTGAATCAGTCAAAAAGGACAATTTTTAGGGTGTGTGGTCGGAAAAATTCCGATGGTTATACAAAAATCATAGGAAAAATAGAACAAAATATTTAATAATATGAACGATTTAGTATTTAAAGGTGAGAACAACCAAGCGCTAACAAGTAGCTTGTTGGTGGCTGAAAAGTTCGGGAAAGAGCATAAACATGTTTTAGATGCTATTAGGGAACTTATACAGGGGTGTGCCGAAAATTCGGCTGACCCCATGTTTGTTGAAACTATTTATGTTAACGAACAAAATAAGCAAGAATACCCAATGTTTATAATGAATCGTGACGGTTTTACTTTGCTGGCTATGGGATTTACAGGGAAAAAGGCTATGCGCTTTAAACTTGATTATATTGCAGCTTTCAATGCGATGGAAAAAGCTCTAAAGGAAAAGCTGAAGCCATTATCCCAACTTGAAATACTGGTCCAGTCCGCACAAGCTTTGCTTGAACAAAGCAAACGGATTGAAAACGTAGAAAAGAGACTGGACGCGATGGAACAGGAGAGAGAAGAAAACGGGAAGTTGTTGTTAGCGGTTGCTGTTTCATCTGAAAAGGTACCGGAAATTTCTCTTCGTGATAAGATCCGCCAACTGGTGAACAAATATGCTTCGGCAACCAACACTAGACAACAGGACGTTTGGCACAAGGTTTATGAGCAATTATATTACCTCTATCACATTTCTATTAGTAACTACAAGAAGAAGTTCAAGGGAGAAACAAAACTTGAAATAGCGGAAAGAAATAATATCTTGGATAAGGTTTACGCCATTATCTCAAATATGGTCCGGGAGCGAAACGTTGCATGAGTACAGACATAAAGAAAGGGCAGCCTTAAAGCTACCCTTTCCTGCTGATTGGCGTCAACTAATGTGCCAGGCCGAAGCCCCCTGACTACTCTATTTCTTGTTAATAAGCTCTTGTAGCATCTTGTTCGTCTCTACAGCTAACGAAGTCATTAGAAAGCCATCCTTGCACATCTCATGTACTTGACCGAATATCCGCCTTAGATTCGATTCCATGCTTTCTTTCGGGTTGTACGCAACTTCTTCCTTTCCGTAGGGTATCAATCCACCGTAAGTGTTTCCGTGCTTCTTGCGACCGCTGGCGAGCGTTTGTTGCAATGATTGGTTGAACTCCTTCACCTGTTTTCTGACGATGCGTTCTGCGTACTTGGTGCAACGCTCGGATCGGAGCTTTTCTTCCATTTCGTTGAAGGCGTTGATGTAGGCTTCCTTGAACTGGGCGGCTACCTTTCCGGTGAAGCCCATGGCGAGGAAGGTGAAGCCGTCACGGGTCATGTAGTACATGGGGAGTTCTTTCTTTACATTATTGCATAACTCATTGATATACAAACAGGGCGCAAAATTGCGCTCTGTGAAATTGGCACTACACTCCAATCCTCTAATCGCTTTCAGTACATCTTTGTGTGCCTTCCTAAAGTAATCCGCAACCACCAAAGAAGAGGTCACGGCTTGACCGTTTTTCGCTTCTACCAAATCAATCCTATCGGTAGACCATAATTCCAAACTTCTTGTTTCCATAATGATTTTATTTAATGTGTTGATACTATCGTGTCGCTCTTGCTTAGCACATGAAAAACCTGTCGTTATCATCACCGAACATCTTATATCCGGCAAGCAGGCATAATACAATGATTGTAATTTCTGGCATATTCGTATATTTTAATGGTTAATCTCCTACGTAATGAGCACCGTATCTTCCAGTACTAGCCGTATAGTAAGCCGATGCCGGTATGCTCTTATTATTGTACCCCTTATCCATTGTAGCCTTAGCAGCGTTGCTCATGGCTTCATGTCTTTCCGCCAAGAACTGATCCGTTCTAGCCTTTACCGCTTCCGATGAGCAGTATTCTTGCAATTTTGCAAGGCTCCAAGCTGATTTCAGACATTCGGAGAACGTTCTTTCGTTGCCGGCACGTTTGTAAGAGCGCCAAGCGGATTTCATTATTTGGGATAAGTTGTAACGTTTCATAATCGTATGTATGCTAGTCGTTAAACATTTAGTTTTATTATTACGATGCAAATATAACTACGATTATAACACAAACAAACCTTATAAGGTTAATAAATGCTAATTTGATATACTCGAAGTATGTTTTCAAGCAAAGAATAATAACTAATGCTATAATTTTGTATATTTGCAAGCAATAAACTATAAGTATAATTATGAAGTTACGAATATTGGATATCTGCAAGCAAGCAGGAATAACTCAAAAAGAGTTAGCGGAAAGAATAGGGTTATCGGCTGTGGGTTTATCTAAAGCAATCAATGGTAATCCTACTAAAGATACATTGGAAAAGATAGCCAATGCCCTAAACGTGAGAATTACTGAACTATTCGAGGAACCAACCAATATAAACGGCTACATCGAATTAGATGGAACTATCCACAAAGTTTCGAGTAAGGAGGATATTAAAAAGTTAGCGGAAAAACTATAAACCAAATAAAAAGGAGGTAATTATGGGAATGCAAAGTAAAACTTTCAAGGAAGAAGAAAAAAAAGTCGTAAATCAAGCTACAAACAAAGGTGTGTCTTGGGAAGTAATAGCAGAAATACGTGCTAAATATCATAATGATTTTAATCAAGATAGATCCCGTTTTGAATCGTTTAAAGAACAAGTCGAAAACCTATCGAAGGATAAGTGATAAAAAGTGAAGGTCGGAGAAATCCGGCTTTTCTTCATTTATAATCCCTTTTTTCAAATTACCTAGTTGCCGTATTAAATAGATACGGGGATTTTCATGTGTTGAAATCAGAAAGGTATTGCAAAACTTGTATTTTATTTTTGATTTTTGTACGTTTGCGCATTGTATAACATAAAACACACATAGCATGGGATTATTCAATTTATTTAAAGGTAAACAGGATATACCTCCTAAAAGAGATATAAAAGATTTCTTTTCGATTGATATAAATAATCTTTTTCAATATAATCCAGTATACTCTCATACAGAAACAAGCCCGTATGGAAATGAAGTAAAACATTATACACTACGCTTAAAAAAGTTAGAACTTGGAATTTTCTATGAAGCTGAAATATTAGAAGTCGCAGAAAATGAATTAAATGTCATATTTAAAGGGAGAAGTAACCTTTTAACCAAAGAACTTGTGGAATTCATAAATTTTTGTGCTGATTGTTTAGGATTAGATAGTAGCGGATATGGTAAAGTTGAGAAAATAGATTATCAGCATGTGGATGACTATGTATTCTCTCGTATGTGGGATAAAATATGGATTGATAATATGACAACTCCCACTATTATAATGACAATATATTCTTTAAATAAAAGCTATTAATTAAATTGTAAATCATGGAAGGTATCACACTATTTGTATCTATCGTAATCATCGTATTCGGAATATTACAAATTATTCTATTTTTCAAGTTATGGGGAATGACTAATGATGTCAAAAAAATAAGGAAATCGCTACCTAATGTATCTTCTGATCTTTCTCCGGCTAAAATGGAATTTATTATTGGAAACACAGATAAAGCAAAAGAGATGCTTAAAAAGGAATTTGTATTAGACGTTTACGAATCATATATGAAAATTGTAAAAGAAAATACTGAAGTAACAGACCCTAGTGTAATGGAAAAAGAATATTCTATAGATTATGATAGACTTAAAAGGGTATACAAAGGAAGGTTTAAAGACATAATAGATGATGTTGATTTTGAAAGATACTCTACTTTTGTAAAAGCTAAATCTGTATTTGGATAAATTGCTTAGAGCCCTATATATGAGTGAGGCTTTTTATTTCTTCCTACTTTTATTTAATGCTAGAAAAATCACCTAAAACCAAAGAAAGGTAAGGAAATATTTGCATTTGTGTGC